TGTTACCCGTGGGATACAAGACAAAAGCGATTTCTGTACCAAGAACAAAATCATCCTGGTTATCAGAGCCACCTGTCCAAAACATATTAACAGACGCAGTAAACGCTTTTAGAGTCGCCTTGTTCTCGACCCAGCTATCGCCCATAGTAGTAGACGCGACAACTTCAGCAGATTGCTCCAGAGAAAAATCTCTGACCTCACCGACCTCAGCCGTGTCTACGTAAACTGCTCCAGATGTTCCAGTATACGTTGCCATTTTTAAATCTCCTCAGATTTGTAATCTAATTTTACCACACTAAGCTTAATTAGTCGGTGATCCTTCAGTTGCAAGGTAAGTTACCTCTACATCTAATCGAGCGCCCGCTACCGGTTGATCACCATCGCCCGAAAATTGAACGTCTAAAGACGTAACCTTTGTGTCTTCAGCATAACCACCGCGTGTCACGTCAGTGTACAAAGCTGCTTCGACTTCAGCCACTACTGTATCGATATCATCATCGAAAGTAGTTACTGCTTTCACATATATTTCCACATTGACTGTCATTGTTCTGATCAGTGTCCGTGGTGGATTCACCGTTCTATAAGCTATGTTTTCACTATTTGTGTAGACAGCAAGACCAGGCAACTTATTTGCCGCCAATGGATACACTCTACTAGCGTATACATTAGATCCTGTCGTCGTTAACCCAGTTAGGCTAGTAACAATGTTATCTCTAATTAACTTCCTAATATGAGCCATTAAGAGACCTCTAACATGATCTCTGACATTCCCGTGCCATCGTTCATCACAATGGTCATGGTATATGTCGTACCGTCGTACACGATTGTGTCGCCTTCTTGAGCGCCACTTACGTCTGCTGTACGACACATAATTTTAGGTTGAGAGACTGCGAAAGCGATAGTGCCACCAGCATCGACCGCCTGATATGCGTTGTCGAATATAGCTTTGATATTAGACGCACTACCGCCCGAGGGCGTATAACTCATCGTCTCGCCAAAATCGGCAAGGAGAATCTCGCGCTCTGTTGCAGTCTCAATTCCCATTACTCAGTCGGAGTCGCCGCTTTCTTAGCGCGTGTCCGCTTCTTAGGCTTTTCCTCAGAGGTCTCTAAGCCTACAGATCGGTTGGCAACCTTTGATTCATCTAATGGAGCAATTCGACCGATGCCTAACAACTCATCAGCAAGAAATCCCTCTACTTCGACTTTTGCGCCAACCTTGTAATTCGTTCCACGAATAATACAACTTCTAATTACTTCGTATTTCATATCGTATCTCCTAAATAAACCCGCCCCGAAGGGCGGGCTATCACTTAGCTTACTGGTCGTCGTTTCCGAGACAGAAGCTAACTGCGTGACGTACTGCCACATCCATAGACTGCAACGCTACTACGCGGACTGTGCCACTGTTCGAGTTGGTATATGGATCTACTACGATGTCCAAGCCTCCGAAGAAACCAATGAGCAAGTCATTGAAGTTTCCGTAGAAAGCATCACCAGCGGTGACTTGATTAGACACGATGGCACGGTGACCGTTGATGCGACCATCAGGCTCGACAACGAACTGTGCAGTGTTAGAAGCCTTCTCTACAGACTTTAATGCACCGTACATTGTTGCGTTCATGATGTAAGCCAGGTTACCGAAGTTTGCGTTATCTTCTGCAACCGCAGTTTCCATGTCGATCAACTTAGCGAACGAAGGTACTAGAACCGGTGAATCACCGAAGTCTACCGTGTTGATACCAGAAACATTCTTGATACCAGTGGGCTGACCAGATGAACCAGATCCTTGCAACGCGCCAAGGTCAATAGCAAGTGCCATTGCTTGAGCGAGGTCGTCACGCATCAGGTTTTCGATATCCAAAGAACTCTGAATCAGAAGCTGACGTGTAACGTCTGTTCTGGCACCCAGTGTCTTAGGTGACATCGAAATTGAACCTACAGTCATTTGTGACTCAGCAGAATCAGCACCTTCGGTAGCAATCCATGCCGCTGATGCCGCAGCTGTCTTCTTAGGGATCTTCACGTCACCGGAAAGACCGTTCAGAGTACGAGCACCTGCCTGCATTACGCTTGAAGCGTTACGCAGTACGTCGATGAAGTCACCTGCACGGTAATCTTCGCCTGACAGATCGCTTTCTCCGCCCATGTTCAAGTTGTCACGCTTATTCCAGTTACGCAGTACGTCTGTTGGAATCATGATGCCTTGAGCTGCTGTGCCGTACTCGTCAGCGGCTGCGCGTGAACATTCAAATTCAAACGCGGCGGCTTCTTGAGCGCGACGATCAGTAGGGTTAGCAAGAGCGTGTACAGCACGAACCAGCGAGAACTTTTTAACGTCCTGCTTAGTTAGGCCAATCTCTTGGGTTTCGAGAGCGCGAGACGAGCCGATCTCGTCAAGCATGATGCCACGGAACTCAGAAATATCTGTGCCCTTAGACAAATGCTCAACACCTAGATCGTGTCGATTGTGCTTAGATGCAAGCTCCATGATAAGAGCTCCGTTTTTGGTAGCGTCTTTGCGGGCCTGATCCCGCTCTGCCGCAACATTAATTTCTTCTGACATGGGATTCTCCTTGAAGTCAGTTTTGATTACGGGTTCGGGTGAAGTGTCTACAGATCGACCCACACCAACTGTCACATCAGCGGGGATCGAGACAATAGATGCCTCTACAGGACGCCACGACTTAGCTACGTACGTATCGCTACTCCGTGTATCCTTTTCCATCTTTTTGATGGCGTATCCGACACTGATATTGGCACGAATGCCATCAGTGACATCATCGAAAGCCTCTTTGGCAAGTCCGTTCCTTCCGAAACGCACCGTCGCTCGCAGTCTACGAGCCGAGCCATCAAGTTCTGCCGATTCAATTACGCCTATTTGACGCTCTGGATCGTGATCCATGAGCAGTGGGGCGCGGCCACTATTGAGGAATGACAAATCAATTGCCTCCTCACTATGTTCTAGTACCTCTGTACCAAATGAGCGTTCAACTGGCTCTTCTGATGAGATAGCCATACGTACACGACGGCTTTCTTCGTCTATGGGGCCTTTTTCAATACCCATAGCGCGATAAGAAACATCAGCTTCAGAAGGGACGCCACGCTCTTCAGAAGGCTCAATAGCCTTACCGTAAGTGATAACAATCTCTTCATCAGTTTCTTCGACACTTTTGATGTGACGCTCACCAGTTTCATCAGACACCTCCTCTGGGAGATCCTTGCGAATCTCTTGCTCAGATTCAGCCTGGTCAATTGCTTCTTCAACAATTTCTTCAAACTCTCTGTTGTCGTCCATAATGCGTTCCTCGTTCACGCTTCCTTCACGTCCCTTAGAAGACATGGGGTGTCCAGCAGGCAATAAGTCCGTATCGTGCTTACCGCTTCTGAATTTACCATTTCTTAGGACATATAAAAAACTATTTACACGGGCGTAAGCCCATTGCTCTGGTGAATTAACACTAGGTCTAACAGACTGTGGGTTAGTTTTATATGCACCAACACCACGCTTAAACACAGCGGCAAGAGTTCTCGCGCTAGTTCTTTTGGACGCCGTATCACCATGCTTGTCGTTATGTTCCTTTGCTTTTTCAGATAACGTCTTCTTAACGCTACCCTTTACTTCTGATCGCTCGTCTGCTGCGTCGGCTGACTTGACGACTCTGGCGGCGAAGGCTCGTCCGCTGTCTCCTGACCACAATGCCCAGGCGATTCGGCCCGCTGACGGGTATCCTTTTTCACCAGGACGAAATCCTTCAGCTTTCTTATCCACTTCGTGTCGAGCAAAATAACTGTGCATACGGCGCACAGTGTCAACAGAAAGCTCCCGCCCATTACTAATATCACGAGCGCGAGCGACACCGACTTCAGTGCCACCTCTTTTAAATTCTTTACGCCATTCAAGTCCACGTCGAGCCTCCGATTTCATCGCGTCAGTTGGTTTGGTATTGATGTCTTTACCCTTGTACTTCGCCATCATCGCCTCCTGTGATATCTGGCTCGATACCAATTTGAGTCGCACCATATGGCTCAAGTGCGTACTGAACATCAAACTGTTCCATAAGACTCTTATCGCGCTGTATCTGCGCTAGGAGTTCCTCTACATCTTTTCCGTATTGAGATGCTACATCTTGCAACGATAAGATTCCGTTCTTCAGACCAAGAATGGCTGCGTTCATCTCTTTCTGAGGATCTACCCATGACCATGCCTTACCACGAAACTCTGACGCATCAGCGAATCTATCGTACTGTCGCAGTGGTATATCGAAACTATTCAACTCCATAGCCGCTTCAAGCCATGACTCATACACTGGTCGTATGAAATGCTCCATTAGAAACTGCTGAATCTGTCGGTAGAAGTCACGCTCTTCAAGCGCACCTTGTCGAATAGAGCTGTAGGATGTCGCCTCAAGATCGTTAGACAGTGACGTATAGGAAACACCTAAGCCACTAGCGATGCCCTTCAAGACTGATTTGTGGAATGAATCAAAGTCGCTAGTCGGGAACTGCGGATCAAAGCTAGTAAACGAAACTCCAGTTGGTAACTGATGAAACGTGCCAGGCTCTGCATCCATAATAGGCACTTGCTGATCCATCGCGTCAGCCGCGAAGCCGTCACCAGAAGGAGACGTGAAGAAACCCATCTTAGACGCACCAACTCTTGCGTTAACGACTGCTGCTTCACGGTAACCCGCCAACTGCTTAATCGCAGATAGCGATCCAGCCGTCCAAGGCTCACCACGAGTTTGACCAGCACGAATCGGCATAAACAAGTGAATAACGCGATCAGCAGGTACGCGTACATGCTTGGGACTCTTGGTAGTCGAGGTGTAATCGTAATCGCCAGGATGGTAAGACAACATGTGATAAGCGACCGGACGACGGAACTGATCAAACTCAACGCCCATGCGGATCTCGTTGCCGTTTGTCTGCTGTCGGTTAAGTTGCTCGTCAACACGATCTGGCTCGATGAATTCAATTGCATACGAATCACGGAATGAGCCGTTACGATGCTTAACAATAAAGACTTCGCCGTCTCTTGCGAGGCCCTCGATAGCCATTTTTTGTGCGTCTATCCACGATGATTTGCCATCTACAGTGCAACGACCCACTTTCCCCCACGCTTTGAACGCTGATTCGACTGCTGTATTACCTGGCTCATCTAAGCCGCCAGTAGAATTCTGCGCCTTGACTTGCAAGGTAAACCCACGGTCACCAACAACATTTGTCTTCAACAAGTGCATATAGCGACGTACATATTCATTGTTACGAGATAAATCACGCGATCTATTGCGTAATTTGCGAATTACAGGCTGTAGTTCACTGTCGGCACTACGATTACTGTCTTTGAAGTCATTAAATAGCCGACTTACATTAGCACCAGCGAATTCTCGCTTCATAAGCGTCGGTTTTTTCTTTCGAGGG